CCTGCTTTCGCCTGCTTCCCTTGCGGGCTGCTGCGCGCGATCTTCGCTTGGGCTCCGGGCTCACCGCCAACCGGATAAACCTACCCTACGCCTCGGAACTCTATCTTGCCTTCAACATTTCTTCCCTGTTCTCCTCGACCAGCGCTTTGCTATAGACCCTTACCGGCCCTCTTCCCCAACCTCGCGGTCAGGAAAGTGACATCGGCTCGAGCCCCGGACGCCGCACCAACCGGAAAAACTTCGGACTAGTAACCGGTTGCCAACCCTCCGGAAACTCCCAAAACCAGCTGTAGTGCTGGAATTACCTTTTAAATGGGGCCATATCATAGTTTAAAGACTTTGCGGTCTATAAGTGCCATATGTACGGCACAACTAGGCATAGCTAGATGTGACTTGTGTAACAATGACGTCAATGAATCCTCCCACGGGAGCAGTAGTCGTTCCCCAAAACAAAGTTGAAGTTGTTGAAACGGGGTTGATTACGAAAACACCCTCCCAATAAAGGCCGGTAGCTGTTAAAGCTTGAGGCACTTGGGCAAAGGTAGAGGCTTGGTTGAACCAATTGTTTCCTTGAATTGTTACATTCGCGGGAACAGTTGGCGTAGGAACAGCCGAAACCACAGAGGATCCACCAGAAAAGTAAATTTTTACGGTAAAAGTTCCTTCTGCAAAAGCAGGGAACACCAACGAGGCCGAATTGGCCAGGAAAGTACCTATCTGGTTAAGAGGGGTTTTGGAGAGATTACCGAAAATGGTAGTCGCAACAGGAGTACAAATAAAGTGATCAACCGCACCACCACCATTGGCGGAGGTTGTTGGAAGAATCGGTTTAAAGAACTCAACACAATAGGACACCCAAAGCTCACCCAAGTCTTGTCCCGCAGGATTGGCTTGAGTGGCAAATTGGAAAGTACCTTGATCATATAGACGTAAGTCTTGATTATTGGGTACAGATCCGGTTCGCACATATAGTTGAGGAAGTACAGTCTGCTGCATCGCGCATTCCACACCGTGAATTAAATTGACGGTAGGTTTACAAGACATTGCAAACTCTGCATTCTCCATTTGTTGTTTATTTTGATAAACGGGAGCATCGGCATTGTAGTTAGTGGACATAATAACCACGCCAGGAGCTCCAGACGGAATGAAGTCAGTGATCAGAGACCGAAACTCGAAAACCAAACCATGAAACTTATATTCTTGGTAGTTTTCGGCAACGGTTGAAAGCCACGGGAACGTCTTAGACACACCCGGATTCAACGGGAACTGGATGTTGCTAAAAGCAGTAGTTCCTGTAAAATCGCCAAGGTACTCACGATGACAAACAATATTAGTTTGATGAGTCGTAGAGAACTTAGGGATCTGGTTGCCAGCAGTTAAAGCATTATACTTAGGAGAGGCACCAGCCATCTGATAGTCACCAGAGCCGAAGATAGAACCTATACCGGTACCTAACCAACGGCCAACTCCATGACCAATCTTTGAATTTCCAAACATTCCACCGATTGAGCGACCTATTACGGCGCCAGTATCAGCGAAAGGAGTACTTTTACGTTTAGCTTGTTTAACCGCCGGAGCGGTGGATGGGCGCGCTGAGCCCTTCTTTTTGTTTTTGTTTCGCGTACGTTGTTTATTTCCAGCCATTAGTATTGGATACCGCATGACTGCGGGACTGTACATCGGATGGGATCCTCTTCGTGTGGGCCTATGATGACACCGACGCGTATGGAGAAAGCCGTGCAGTCTCTTGGCATTTTGGTTAGCACTCACAGAGATTTTGGTTTCATTAACCCAACAGACCCAATGGAAAACGATTCCAAGCCCTGTATATTTATTATAGCGAGTGCTCAGGAAGCACTCTAAAAGGGGTTGTCACCAACCCGAAGCCTCAATGACTCCTAAGAAATCACTGAGCTTGGGATGGTGGCGCATTTCATGTTGGAATTGAGCAAGACGCTCCACACGTTCATAATTATCTTTGTAGGTATAACACAATAGTGCATACAACTGCTTAGAAACATTAACTGGATGTGCGAACTCTCCGACGAATCGTTGAGAACAAAATTCAAAATCATCTAACGTTACTTCATTATACATTTTCACGTTGTGGCCGATGCTACGATAGCAATCGACTGCGCCTTCAACATACTTCTCGACAGAGTCATCGCCCATAGCGATAATAAAACCTTTTGCATACGGATCCAAGTGGTCATTGACCACATGATGATCCAAAACTCTTATTGCTGAGTTTGTGCTAGAGGTATTATACCAGCCACTGGGCATTACTCCAGGGATACATTGGCTGTGTAGGGCACCATCAGAGGTGAGAAAGACCTTGCGAGCCACACAGAAAACGTGAGCTCGAGCAAGACGCTCCCAGATTGAGCCAACGGAACCGTTTAACCGGATCCTGCGCTCAAGATCTGCTTGGAGCTCTTCCTCTGAAACTGACCAGTCCCACCCGGACACATCGGCCTCTGCAATTCTACCAGGATAGGCTGAAACAGCTTTCTTGATGGAAGTGAGACCTTCGTCCGTAAGTGCGAGACCGGGCTTTGACGGAATGACATCGTGCACAGATACTTCAGCAGAATTCTGCTGGGCAAATAACATGCGGCTTATCGTATTGTCTATAAGGGACATCGAAGATATGAGTCTAAGACGTCCAGATTGAAGTTTTTCTAACTTGTGGGGTTCTTGCTTAATAAAAACCTTAACGGCGTCAAAATAACCGTCCTCTATTAAAGATATTGGAGAGTGGTCCTCGCGAAGATTCAAGGACAACAATTTGTGTACACGCTCAATAACACAATCGACCACAAAATCGAAGTGTTGAGACAAAAGAGCTTCGTTCTCTACCGCCAAAAGGCAGAGAGGGAAGCCAGGACTAGCCTTTGGGACGGTGGACTTCTGTAAGATGAACACAATATCCTCACGGAGTTGAGCATCTGACGATATTCCCGACAAGACACGACCCCGTAAAACAGGGCGCGGTTTAGTTCTCGGGTAATCTCTGAAAGCCAATGGAGCTGAACGGTCGAAAAGATCGGTGAGCCACGATCTAGTGGCCCCCCAAACTGACTCGGTTCCAGAATATCCCACTCGAGTTCCGGCAGATTGTGCACCACGTCCCAGATCCCCAAATGGAGGTACTGATCCCAAATCCCCGAAAGGTCGAGATAAGAGTCTGGAACGGGCAAAACTGTCGGACTGTTGAAAGAGTGAGATTCGCTCGTTTCTAGCGGAGCGTTCAGGGAAACCCCACTTTGTAAGGTCTCCGAAGAGCTCGCAGCCGACTGCGACGCAGCCTGGAACCGCTTTAACGCTTGATCGGCTCGACGCTTTAAAGTTTCTAGCTTTTCCGCAGGAGAAAACTCCTTTACCGGAGAGGTAGATGCCTGAGCTTGTGGCTCTGGAGTAGCTGAGGTTGGAGTCTGGGTCTTTATGCCCCTCTGCCTCTTTCGCTTCTCTGTCTGTGGCGTCGGTGATGCCATTACTTGCGTCTTGAGCTTTGGCTCTTTCTTCGCTTTCTTGGCCACCTTGGAAGCCCCCACACCATCCGACTTCACCGTAGAAACAGTAGCCAGCAAGGCGGACAAGTTCTCCAAGTTTACCTGGGAGAGCTGAGCCAGCCATTTGGGGGGGGCATTGTGAAAATCCTGTTGAACTTCTGAGACTAGAATCTCCGGAGCCTTAGCTACAACGGGTTCGATAGTCTTCAAGACTGGAGCTTCTGGAGTTTTAACTACGCTGGTGTCGACGGTCTCTAATAGAACAGGATCGGCTTTCAAGACTGGAGCTTCTGGAGTTTTAACTGCACTGTTGTCAGCGGTCTTAGCGGGAACCAGAGTCACCGGAGCCAAAGCTACAACGGGATCGATAGTTTTCCTTGCCTGTGTTTGAACCTGAGATTCCCACATTTCACCGTGAGAGTCTTGCAAATCAAGCCAAATCTCACCCATTGCATCTCTATAATCCATGACGCCGGAAGAGGCTTCAGCAAAATAGTGATCCCCCACAAAGTGGAGTTGGATGGTTCCGCCATACACATTAAAGCGGGCGGAACGTTTGGGGCCCTTAAGATTATCAAGTTCGTACATATCCTGTACTTCCTGATATCTAAGGTGCCGATCAGCATAAGATTCGAGCTTGGTGTCCTTAAAGGTACCAAGAATGGCCCACGCTGGAAGCGCGCCAAAATTCTTCTTGTTCTTCTCCCTAAATCCTTGATGAATACCAACAACCTTGCCAGAATAATCCAACAAAGGTGAACCTGAATAGCCAGGGTCAGTAGACGCAGTATGCAAAATTCTAAAAGGTAAATCCTCCTTGTCGACGGAGACTTCACCCATAGAAACGCAAAAGATGCCATTGTGATAACCATACACGCGTATGCCTTGCGGACGTGCACAGGAGACTCTGAGGGCTTTAAGGCCCATCTTGGCAAACCAAGAGCCCCCACTTAAGGGAGCAGTCAACACTAGATCAAGACCTTCCTGACGAGTCGATGTAAGAACACTCTTAAAGTCATCTGACCTAAAAAGAATGGACCGTCCATTATGCTCAATGTAAACATCATTATCAGCACTCTGGTGAATCAAACAATCCCAAACGTGACCAGCAGTCAAAAGGACTTGCTTGTCAGCAACTATGATAGCAGAGCCCATGCCCAGACTGGTGCCTTCGGTGTAAAACCGTACGACTCCAGTGGCAGAGGTTACTGTACCAGATCCAGATTTACAAAAACTAGACCCTTTCATTCCCATTTCAGGGAGTTCAAAATCATGTTCAACTGGGACAACTGGCTCACAGGGAGGGAGGAAAGTAGTGGGGGGGGGAACTGAAGAGCCTACAACACTAGGAAAAGCGAAATAGGTCTTAACCGTTTTGCCATCCATGACGGACAAAACGTGGGGCCCTTTTTCGTCAACCCGGTAGTTACCCTCAAGGATAACAGAACCGGAAAAAGATACCTTCTTAACCTTATGTGAAAGCACCACGTAATAATACATGAGCTTCACATAGTGATACACAGACTTAACAGGATACAATAAACTCTTCAAGAAGAAGGTTACAAAATGTACCGTATAGTAGAAGGAACTGACTAAAAGAACAACGAGAACAACGGGAAGAGAAGCACTCGCCATGACCCTAAGGCCAAGGCGAAAGAAAGCTTCAAAATCGGTGTTGAAAACCAAGTCTTGGAGGAAAGCAGCAATTAGAGCAGATAGCTCAATCGCCTTTTCAC